TAATTAAATTTTCACAACTTTCAAAGCCTCCACCTTGGGAAGTTTCTTGGCGAGTTCCTCCCGAGCAGCCAGAATGCGCTGTTCCAACATCGGACACGAGTGAGCCTCCGAACNGATGCACCCAGCGCAGCACTGCATCTTACAATCCCTGCACGTCAGAAACTTGTTCTTGTGTTTGCAAGGCATCGTCCTTAATATCATAGGAGATTTCTTCTCTAACCCANGGAGAAGGTNGTTCATCANCCCGAATCTCGCACAGACCGTGGGTCCGACCAATAACTATACGGTCCCACGCTTTTTGCATTGCTGGGAGGTTTGTAGCAAACCACTCACGATCCCTTTTGACTCGTACGATGACAAACTCCTGGGGTTTATCATCCACTTGAGGCTTGAATTGAATGAAATCACACTCCTCCAGATCCGTAATCTCCAGTTGGAGTTGAACTTGGGGCAGGTAATGTTTAGGAACTTTAGCCTCAATTTTACGGGTCAAAGGACACTTGATTTCTATGAGAAGACCATCCTCTGTGACTCCGTCAGGTGATGCGCCAAGCCATGGATATGTTCTGTGTTGTACGAGACCAATTTCGTGAGACTTGCGCCCTGTCATTTCATCGTACAAATCCCGTACAAAAGGCTCAAGGAGCGTCCCGTGTTGCGTGGCTGCATTTCCCGCCCATTTTGTTTTAAGCACTTTCTTTTTGATAAATGCATCAGTACTTTCATAATGGTTTTCACCAATTGCACTCGCAACATCACTCGCCGTAATCATATTATCACGCAGATCTAACCATTCCTGGGATCTTTGTTCTGCGTACTCAGCCGCGAGGAGTTCTCGCGCACGAATCAGTACTCGGTCCATTGACGGGAATCTTCTTATTCTTAAAACGTGGATCAGTCTTAAGTACAATCTCTGCAGCATTTTGCTCAGCTTGCTTTTTTGTTGTTGCGAAACCAGAACCACAATCCATCCCATCCACCACCACCGTGATGAAAAACTGCCCATTCACCTGACTCACGAGTCGGTAATCAGGCAGGGCGTACTTGAGCGCCTGACACCAACGCATAAGTTGATCCTTGTAGTTATCATCAACCAGTGATGTCTGAACCTTTGTGAATGAATTGAGGATGAAATTCTTGGCGTGAATCATCCCGAGGTCCAGGTAGATGGCTCCCACGACTGCCTCAAATGCATCCTCCATGATGTGTTCATTCGTGTTCCAGCCATTTCGCTCACCCTTTTCATCCATCAGAATAAGCTTATCAAGACCAAGCACTTTGGAAATTTCACAAAGAGTTTTACCACGGACCATCTTGGTTCGCGCCTTGGTAAGGAACCCCTCCTGTTCCTTTTCGTGAAGATCAAATAAGTGTTTTGTTATGATGAATCCAAGTACAGAATCACCCATAAATTCAAGAGTTTCATAAGAACCTGTAAGACCCGCGTACCGCTTCAACGCGCTTTTGTGAGTGAAAGCCCGTTGATACAGTTCCATATTTTTGATTTTTGTTCCGACGAGCGAATTTAGCATCTCACGCGACAAGCCGGGAATAGTTTCCATGTTTATGTTATATTACACACAAGGTTTAGTTTTAAGCCAAACGGATTCAGGCAGTCGTCGGCTTTGCCACCTTTGGGCGAACCTTCTTCTCCTTTGGGGCGGCAGCATCGGTTGAGGTTGCTGCCACGATTGGGGTGTCTGGAACCTTCTTGGCACGAGGCTTCTTCTCCATCTCCTCCTTGATGTAGTGCTTGCTCAGATAGTGCTGCAGGTTCAGGAACGTCAGCTGAACACCCTCTGGAACCTCCAGCAGAGACTTCAGCTTATCATCGAGGCTAATCTTCTGCCCCGCCTTCAGACCGTTCGTCTCAAAGTACTTGTTCATGTGGTTAGATACCTGGGAGCGAGAGATCATATCCTCGGGACCCAGGCTCAGGAAGGTGCGCAGAGCATCCGTCACCTTCTGGGGCTTATTGAAACCGTTGTTCTTGGTGCGAGCCTCCTGCTTCTCACCGGTAGGGTCCTCAATGTGCTGGCGAATCTTGCGAATCTCCTTGCGCACAGCCTTGAGCTCCTTCATCAGGGCGTCGAGAGTTACGGGGGCATCGGTGGTGGTAGCCATCTTATACTCTACACACGAGACAGGGCTTTAAGTGCTATTGCTGCGAGTAGAATCATGACCAAAATCACGAAACCTTTGAAAAAAATTTGCCAAACCTTCTCGTCTTCGGGCTGTGGGTTAAAAAACGGCGCAGACCCCTTTATTTCTGAAGGTTTGTCACTCTGTGGTAAATTCACATTGAAACCTGGAGGCAACGAGCCGCCCCCAGATGGACGAAAGTCTTCACCGAAAATTGGGTACGGACCGACATTTTGACAGGCGGGAATGCAGCACCCGAGATTGCATGGATACACCAGACCGTTCTGTCTGTTTATGTACCCACAAATTGAAGTTGTTATATCCAGGGGATCGGTCAAACACTGACACCCTGAATTTACAAATTCTGCACTGCATGCGCTCATCTAACATTAAAGAATATTTTTGTTTATAATACAATGGAGTACGGAAAGCCCCAAAAACTTCCAGATGGTCGTTATTTTTTGAAGATTAATGGATCTCGTCATCAGGTGAATGGCGTGATTCTACAAGACTTGCTGACATCCAAGTCAGTCAACTTCAAGATTGATGACTCTAAATTGTTTGCTACTATTGATAACGAGCTACTCTCTCAGGCGAAGGAGTCTCGGGTTGAGTGGTTCGGCAAGGAGCTCAGTGACGAGACGATCGCCAACGCCTTCCAGGAGAGCGTCACGGACGGCGTCCTCAGTGCATCACTGGCAACCGTCAAGGGTGAGGTGGTCACCATGGCTTTCGACACCCAGAAGAACTCGGTCGATCTCCAGGAGGTTGCGACAGGTTCAAAGTGCGATGTACTTCTTGAGCTCTCAGGTCTGTGGTTCCTGAAAAAGTCCTTTGGTCCCATCTGGCGTGTGGTTCAGGTGCGCGTGCGCAGCGGTGCCGCGAAGCCGACTTTCCCCAAAGAGTACCTGTTCGCCGACGATGCCGAGGAGGAGGATGAGGACCCAGCTGACTACCTGGACTGAAAGACTTTGAGTCCAGCCAAAAAAATATCACCAACTTATAATAATGAATCGCAAGGGACTGGCAATCATGGTTCTGGCGGCAGTCATCCTCCTGCTTCTTTTTGCCCCCACTTGCCGCACCAGCTCATATGCATCAGCTCAGCCACTTGGCTTTAACACTATAAATGATGGCACCGCTCAGAATCAATCTAAAACCGGCATGGGTTCTCCCTACTCAGGAGGTGCGGCCGGCGGCAGCTCAGTGTCCTCTGCCAGCCTGATCCCCCGCGACGTGGTCGCCACCGAGGACTTTGGTCAGTTCAGCCCAGACAAGATCCTGGGTAACCAGAACTACCTGGACCCCCGCAGCCAGATCGGCTACCCAGAGACCATCGGCGGCGTCCTGCGCAACGCCAACCGCGACTTCCGCAGCGAGCCCCTGAACCCCCGCACCCCAGTCAGCATCTTCAACCTCAGCACCATTCCCCCAGATGTGATGCGCCCCAAGTTTGAGATTGAGCGCGAATATCAGTAAATTTCGAGAGGCTTAAAAAATAGACCATTTTAATTAGAAATGGACTTTAAAAATGCTACGACTGAGTGGATCTCTATAAAGACCCAGCTCGCCGCAGCTCGCAAAGATCTCTCAACGCTCAATCAGCGTGAAAAGGAGCTTCGCGAGTTTGTGACTAAACACATGGGGGAGAACAAAATTGACACCGTGAATGTCCAGGACAAAGTTAAGGTTAATTTCAAGCTTAAAACTGTCAAGGGTAGTATCACAAAAGACGTTATCAAGAGGGGTTTGACCACCTTTTTTAGTGGAAACGAGGTTCAGGTCGAGGGAGCTTTCAACGCCATCCAGGACGCAGTCGACGTCAAGGAAGTTGCGGGTGTTAACGTATCTGGTATCAGTAAGCTCCTGTCTTAGAGAGACTGAACGTAANTACANNAAGNCGAAATGGGTATCAACGATGAATACTCACGCGATGCGTACAATTTTGAACAGTCGTGGGATTCGGATGATTTAGATGATTTTGACAACGAACTTGACCCTGAAGATTGGGAAGCTTTGTATTCAGAGGAGATTCACGACGGTTGGAGCATCTTCAACGAGTACGTTGCTGACAACTATTTGATGCTCAAAAGTAGTTGCAACTATACAAAGTTTGTTGAACTTTTGATGAAACCAGAACATTATTACTCGGCAGATCCGTCTCCACATGCTATCCGTGCATGGGTATCACTCAGGAGGGTTCGAATTGTAAAAGAACGAGTCGATCCTGAAAGTTTCTACAAGTGGTTCGATATTAATGTAAACCTATAATAAATGATTGATATTACATCTCCAAAGGTGTTTACACCAGCACTTTTGTTTG